ATATAACCTCATTATATATTAAAAGGCCCAGCTTACAAACGAGTATCGGGTGCCTTTTGTTGTTTCTTTAACCTCATGTGGATACATGAAATTAGACGGAAACAATAGTATATCACCTGTTTTTAACTTAATTTTCTCTCCTCTGCAATAAAATTCAGAGCCTTCGTAGTCTTCATTTAAGTTGGCCACAATAGATACCAAAGGTACTCCCTTCATTTCACCATCAAATAAACTATGGATATGGTCATAGTGTTCTCTCATCATAGTACCAACGTTATATCTATTAAAACGTATTGGACTAAATTTACTGAGCCATGGTCCTTGAGTTTTTTCTCCTGGTACACTATGTTTTTTTTGATACTCACCTAATGCTTTAACAAGATAAGGTGTTATCTTTGCTTGTTGTTCTTTAGTAGAACTCATTACATCTAATTCTTTTGTAGGTTCAGATGTATTTGTGCCTGATGCATAATTATTCCAAGTATGTTTTTTCCAAATACCTTTGTTACATTCATTTATCAACTCTTCACATACTTCTTTTGGTATGTGATTTTCTACGTATATATAACTTTTAATTGTGCTCATTCATTAACCTCCTTATATCTAAATGAGTTAGCGAGTGTTCTGATCCTAATACATCAATACAAAATGTATTAAATGATACACTTATTCTATCTTCATCACCTTGATTAATAGGTACACTATGTTTTAATGAAGATGGAAACAATATTAATTCACCTGCTTTACAAGGTAACATAAAAGATTCTGAGTTTATATGATTGTATTTTTGTGGATCTAATTTCATACCATCTTGATTTGCTTTTGAAAAAGAAATAGGTGGTAGTTTTTCATTTATTTGAAAGTACATAACACCAGACACTATACTATTTGGATGCACGTGTTCATGGTGCTTGGACCCTTTAGGATTTCTATTAGCCCAACATTGAGTAATTATTAATCTTTGTTTTGACTGCAAAATATTTGTAGTAAATTTATTCACAGCCTCTCCTAAAAAATTTTTTATGTTTTTAAATTCTTCATTACGTAATAAGTACGAATCATCAGATCTATAATTACCATTAGATTTTTGTTCACGATAACTAATAGTTTTTAAATATGCTAACTCTTCATCAATCGATTCTTCATAAGGTACAATTAATAAAGGTGTTGGAAACAACTGTAATAATTCTTCTTTCATTTTGTAGGATACTACATTATTTTATTAAGCTTGTAAACCACCGTTTGAATCAGAGCTTGCAGTAAAACCACTTGATCCTTCTGTCATATCACCAAAATCAGCTGCATTACCTGTTGATGCAATAGTAATATATTGAATAGTATTTACATATCCTGGATTACCACCCATAAAACATCCTCTAACAGAAGTAGAAGAACCTTCTAGTTCGTCTAGAGTTGCGGTTAAATCTCCAAAGTCAGTCATGTTTCCAGTTGAAGCTATTGTTACATAAGCAATAACATTAATTTCACTTGGACCCGATACAAGTCCTCCACCCATAATACCTCTTACACTAGAAGCTAAACCACCTGATCGTGATGTAGCTGATAAACAATCTCCAAAATCTGTTGCGTCACCTGCTGAAGCAATTGTTATGTAATCAATAACATTACTAAAACTAGGTGTTTCACCACCTACAAAAAGACCTCTAACGGGACTTGAAAAACCAGAAGCATGAAATCTTGCAACTGTTAAATTTCCAAAATCTGTTGCATTACCATTTGTTGCCATTGTAAAATAATCAATAGAATTATTAGTTGCACCAGGAGAAACATTAACACATCCGTTTACCCCTCTTGTAGTGCTGTTAAAACCAGTATTGTCTCTACCCGCTGTAATTAAATCTCCAAAATCATTTGCATTACCTTCACTAGCAAAATACACTTGTTGAATATAATTCATATAACCAGAAACAGCAGCTGAATTACCTCCTAATGAAAATGCTTTAATTAATGAAGCACATGATCCATTATCATCTGTAATTGTTACTAGATCTCCAAAGTCAGCTGCGTTACCAAAAGTATTAATATTATACATATCAATAGTAATTCTATCACCACCTGCTCTGTTACCACCTAACATCAATACTCTCCCTGATCCAGGCATATAGGTTACTGATGGACGTTGAATATTACTATAATTTAATCCTCCATGAGAATCACATACTCCAACTGTTTTAATTAAAGTTGCAGTCATATCTCCAAAATCAACTGCATTTCCTGTAGAAGCCATTTGAACAGAACATATGTTTGTAGATGCACCACCTATAAAAACTGCTTTTGAACTTGTGCTTACTCCACCAGGACCTGTAGTTGTTGCTGTTAAATCACCAAAATCTGTAGCATTACCTGTTGAAGCTATAGTTACAAAATCTATTTCATTTTTATCAGACCCACCTGCAAATAAAGCTCTAGTGCCATTTAAACCAGAAGCTCCGCCAACATCTACTCTAGCTACAGTAAGATTTCCAAAATCTGTTGCATTACCAGCAGACTCTATTGTTACAAAATCTATAACATCACTTAAACCTGGAGCTGCTCCTCCTCCAAATAGACCTCTTATGGAACTACTAGCATTACTACTACTTCCTCCCATCCTAGCAACAGATAAATCTCCAAAATCTATCGAGTTTCCTGCTGAAGCTATTGAATTAGTATCGATTGTGTTTACATCGGAACCACTGTTTCCTCCACCCCATAAACATTTAAAATTATTTGAAACTCCCATAACACCTCTTCTTGAAGATGATATGTCACCAAAATCAGACATGTTTCCTGTTGAAGCCATTTCAACACTAAAAATATAATTTACATTTCCAGGAGAAGCTCCTCCACCACTAAGACCTCTAGTCGAAGAAGATGCACCACCATTTTGTCTTATCGTATCTGGAATGTCTCCAAAATCAGTTGCATTTCCTGCTGTGTTAATATTAATAACATCCATTGTAGAACTATCTCCAGCTGGACCTTCTCCACCAAGTCTTAATGCTCTTCCTGATCCACCAGTCCATTGATTAGCTCTTTGTAATTTATAAGCTTCTTTTATATCCCAAACTTTTCCTGAATTAGACATTAACTTAATCCTCCGTGATTAGATGAAACACCCGCACCGTCTTGTGTAATAGCTGTAAGATCTCCAAAATCTGTAGCATTACCTGTTGTTGCAATTATAGTTTCATCAATACCTCCTATAGCACTTGGTGTATTTCCACCTGCACATATTCCTGAAGTACTATTAGAGTTTCCCATGGATAATCTTCGTACAGTAGTAAGATCACCAAAGTCTGTTGTATTACTTGTTGAAGCAATTGTTATATATTGAATTGTATTTATTTTTGTTGGTCCTTCACTTCCACCTTGAAATATCCCTCTTGTTGAAGAAGAAGCAGATGCTATACTATCTGTAGCTGCATTTAAATTACCAAAGTCTGTAGCGTTTCCTGCTGAAGCTATTGTTATGTAATCTATTACATCTTGATAAACAGTAGTTCCTGGATAAGTAGCCCCACCAGCAGATATCCCTCTTGTAGGAGAAGACAATCCACTATTACCATATCTATCAGAACTTAAATCACCAAAATCTGTTGCATTACCTGTTGATGCTATTGTTATATACTCTATATTATTAGCAGCAAAAGCATTTGGACCTCCTGTAAAACCTCCACCTCTTCCGCCTCGAGTTTGATTGGAAAAACCAAATCCAGCTGTGTCATCATAAGTAGAATTACCAAAATCTGTAGCATTACCTGTTGTTGCCATAGTTATAAAATCTATAATATCAGTATATTCTGCAGGACCAGAATCATCTCCAGCCATAAATAAACCTCTAGTGTTACTACTAACATTACCAACAGCCATAGATTGTCTGCCAACTGATAAATCTCCATAGTCTGAAGCATTACCTTTAGATTTCATTTGAATCATTTGAATTGTGTTTAAATGATTAGTTGAAGGTGTATTTCCACCAGCAAAAATCATTCTATCATTTGTGTTTGATATAGAAAAATTTGAAGGGACATTTACTTCACCACCCATGCCTGAGTGTTGAGTACAATAATAATATAAAGTATGAGGTGTTGAACTTGTTACTTCTATTTTTGTAAATGCTGTAGCTGAACCTGGTGTACCAGATGTTGTAACACCTGTTGTATATTCTGATCCAGAGTTATGCGTACCATTTGATGTTTCTGAAAATCTTAATGGGTGTCCACCATTTGTACTGTCGTCCTGATTAAACTCGTATGTACAACCAGGAAACAAAATAACATACTGTTGAGTGTTACCATCAATAGCATATTTGTTTCCGCTATCTGAAACAACTGTTACAGCATATTTGAATGTTGTTGATCTAGCCACCTGTTAATCCTCCATGTCCGTTTGCTGCAGAAGCACCACCTCTTGCAGCTGCAATTAAATCTCCAAAATCTGCCGCATTACCTGTTGATGCAATTGTTATATAATCTATACTAGCATATACTGTTGGTTGATTTAAACCACCCATGAAACACCCTCTTGTTGTATTTGAAACTCCTGCTGTTCCTAATCTTCCTTGTGCTAAATCTCCAAAATCTGTTGCGTCACCTGTTGTTGCTATTGTAATATAATCCATAACATTGGAATCTACGATAGGACTTGGTGTACTTCTACCACCAGCAAAAACAACTCTAGTGGTTGAACTAGCACTTCCTCCTTGTCTTCTGGCAACTGTTAAATTTCCAAAATCCGCTGCATTACCTACTGTTGATATTGTTACATAGTCAATTGTATCTGATGGATCAGGATTATTTCCACCTGCAAACACAGCTCTTGTATGAGATGACGACCCCGCAAGTGGTTTCCTTGCTACAGTCAAATCTCCAAAATCTGCTGCATTACCAAGTGTCCCTATTGTAATATAATCTATATTGTTAACATTAGATGGAGTGGATCCACCTCCAGCAAGTAATCTTGTATTGTTTGCAGCACATCCTACTACTTGTTTTGCTGCTGTTGCATCTCCAAAACTTGCGATATTACCTTTGGTTGCAAACTCTACATATCTTATACCACTTGGTGAACCTCCATAACTTATGCCTCTTGTTTTATTACCAGACCCACTTGAATCATGACAGGTTATAGATGCATCACTAAATTGTTGTGCATTACCTGTACTTGAAATATTAATAAATTGAATTGGACCACCGGCTGGTTCACCACCAAAGTATAAACCTAAATCACCACCAGCTTCGTTAAAAGGTAGTGGTCTTGTTCCTCGATACCCGTCGTTTAATCCGCCGTGTGAATTACTTGAAGGAGTTTTATTAGAAGACTGACTTGTTAAATCACCAAAATCAGTTGCTGTTCCTCCATTTGCAATTATAAATTGATCAATTACATTTGATTGACTTGGAGTTGCACCACCTGCATTTAATCCTTTTACAGAATTACTAGAAGAAACTTGACTATTTCTAGCAACTGACATATCTCCAAAATCGATTGCATTACCTTGAGAAGCAATCGTTACATTTTCTATATTAGTTAAATTATTACTTCCATCATTACCACCAGAAAAACATGCTCTTGTTGATGAAGAACAACCAGAAGCACCTGTTCTTCCTGACGTAAGATCACCAAAATCTACAGCATTACCTGTAGTTGAAATTTCTATAAAATCTATTGTATTTAATTTTGATGGAGTACCACCTCCTGCAAAAATAGCTCTTGTTGGACTACACGCTCCAGTAACACTAAATCTTGCAGCTGTTAAATCTCCAAAATCTGTTGCGTTACCTGTTGAAACTATAGTTACATAATCTATAACATTAGATTCATCAGGTGATCCACCTTTATCACCGCCTCCGACTCCACCTTTAACAGAATTAGAAAAACCAGCTGCTGTCGCTCTTGCCACAGTTATATCACCAAAATCTGCTGCATTACCTTCTGTTGAAAATGTTACATATTCTATTTTATTTGTATAAGCTGGAGAGATAAAACCACCTGGAATTAAACCTCTTGTAAAAGAAGATACAGTAGAGTTTGTTAAAGACTGATTTGCAGCTGATAAGTTTCCAAAAACAGTAGAATTACCACTTGTTGAAAAAATATTTTTATCTATAACTGCTGTTGTTGCTGCAGTTTGTCCACCACAAAAAAGAGATACTGCATTTGCATTCGGCCAATACCCACCCATAACCGCGTCATAGACTTCACGCAGATTCCAAACGCCTGAAGCGTTATCAAGTTGCGGGTAGTTAGCCATTTACTAACCTATCTTTTTAGACCAGATACCGGCTGCTGCTTGTGTTTGATCAAACGGTACAGTTGCAGTTGGATCACTAGGATCTTGGTCAGTCCAAGTAGATGTGTATGTATCTAAATATGTTTTTACATCTGCTTCACTTGCAAGTTCACCAAGTCCTACTTCACTTGAACTATCAACCGTTGCACCAATCATAACTTCAGAAGTATCAGGATAATATCCACCATCATCTATCCACGATGGAATGTGTCCTGCTTCTAATTTATATTTAACTATCTTGTTTGCCATTTGGTTTCTCCTTATTTGCTATCAGTTTAGTGTTGAGCGAATCTTCATCGTACAGCTTAAATCCTCTTCGCTCTGCAAATTTTTCTGCATCTCCTGAGAATTTATTAGCGCACGCTTCTAACCATACCATGGTCATTTCGTGAGTTTCCTTCATCAATTACTCCACCTCGGGCACGAGCAGCGTTTAGAGCTTGTTTTAGACAAGTCATAACATGATATGTTGACTCTTCTTTTTCGTACTCTTCTTCAGTGATATCATCTTTACCTAACTTCTTCAAGATACTCTTGTATTGATTAGTAAAAAAATTCATCTTTCTAATAGCACCAGATACTGAGTTTTGTATGTTATTCATGTTTACTTTAACTTCTAATATTTCAGTCTCAAGTAATTCTCTTTCAAGATCATCCGCATAATCTCCATCAGCCATTTTCTTTTCTTTTTGACGAAGTTCAATATCCTTCTTCATCATTTTAAGCTGTGCTTCTTCTAACGCCATTCTAGTTTTATCTAGTTCGGCTAGTGTATGTTTGACAGATCTAATAGGTGTAATCGCTGTTACATCTAACATCACTCCCATAAACTGTGAGTGTGATTTATAGAAGTTTGAGCTTGATTGTTTGATTGCTGGTAGGCTTGTATTAATATTGGTTAGCATTTGTTTATACTCTTTTTTAACCAGTGGTGAGTTTGATAGTTTTTGTATTACTAAGTCTTTAGATGACATATTTTTCTCCTTTATATTGTTGCATGTATATGATCATGTTTGTAGGGTTTATACTACAGAATCTTAGGAAAGTCCACCATGGCCGTTAGAAGATCCAGCTTGCCCTCTTCTTTGAGTTATAAGATCTCCAAAATCTAAAGCATTACCTGTTGAAGCTATTGTTATATAATCCATGACATTTGAATCTGATCCTGAATAACCACCTGCAAATACACCTCTAGTTTGATTAGAAGCTCTTCCGCCATAAGTTTGTCTTGCAACTGTTAAATCACCAAAATCTGTAGAATTACCTGTTGATGCAGTAGTTATATATTGAATTACGTTTTCATGAGAGATAAAACCACCTCCTGCCATTACCATTCTAGTAGGAGAAGAAAGAGCAGCAGCATTTTGTGTAGCGGCTAACATGTTTCCAAAATCTAAAGCATTACCTGTTGAAGCAATAGTAACATAGTCCATTTCATCTTGAAGTGATCCATCATATCCTCCATTAAAAACAGCTCTAGTACTAGATCCAGAACCACCTAAATTTCCTCTAGCAACTGTTAAGTTTCCAAAATCAGTTGCATCTCCTAAAGTAGCGTAAGTTACATAATCTATTACATTTGAATAACTTGGTTCCCAACCTCCGCCGCATAGACCTCTAGTGTTACTACCATGTCCAGCATCACCTCTTCTTGCAACACTTAAATTTCCAAAATCTGCTGCATTACCTTTAGAATCAAACTGTACATATTGAATTACATCACTTGGTCCACTTCCTCCAAGAAACAACATTCTTTCTGCACTAGCTGCGCTACCTGCCAGATCGTGTCTGTTTGCAATTAAATCACCAAAATCTATTGCATTACCTAAAATGTTTATTTGAAAAGTTTCTATACTATTTAATGAACTTGGAGATTCTCCTCCTCCAACAATAGCTGTTTGTCCAACTCCACCACCTCTTGGTACAACTTTTCCTGTTGGTGAATAAAGTTCCGGGGCTCTTGGATTGTCAAATACTAAACCACCATGATTATTTGATGATCCTGCAAGTCTTGTTCTAGCAACACTTAAATCTCCAAAATCTGTAGCATTACCTCTTGTTGTTATATTATATTGATCTATAACATTTGTGTTACTACTAGGAGTAATACCTCCAGCAGCTATACCAATTTTACCATTACTATTACCAGCTCCTCTAGTATGTACAGTTGTTAAATCACCAAAATCAGTTGCATTACCTAAACTAGCTATTTCAACATATTGAATTTCGTTATTTGCACTTGGGTTAGCTCCTCCAGCCCAACAACATCTTGTAGTTGAAGAAGCTGCCATTGTTTGTTGTGTGGACGAAGTCATATTACCAAAATCTACCGCATTACCTGCTGACGCAATTTCTACAAAATCTATAACATCTATAAGACCTGTAGTATAGCCACCACCGATTAAACATCTTGTATTGTTTGAAGCAGTTCCAAGACTATATTTATTAGCAGATAGATTTCCAAAGTCTGTTGCATTTCCAATGCTAGCTGGATTAATAAATTCTATATTATTATATTGTGCTCCATTAGAACCACCAGCCATAATAGATCTAGTATTATTTCCTCCTCCACCACCGCCAATATAAGATCTAGCTTGTATTAAATTTCCAAAGTCAGCACAATTACCTGCAGAATCAAATTGAACATATTCTATGACGTCAACTATACTAGGAGTTTTAGCTCCATAAATAATTGCTCTGGTAAAAGAACCACATGCTCCAGCATCAGATGAAGCAGCAATTAAATTTCCAAAATCAGAGGCATTACCTGCTGTTTCAATTGTAATAGAATCAATTACATTTGTATTAGAAGGTGCTTCACCACCATAAAATAAACCTACTGTAGATCCTTTAGGATAAGTTCCTTCGTCTTTTATATTTTTGGTAATGTCATTGATCTTCCAGATCCCTCGGGCTTGATCTCGTCTAGGA